GAGGACCATCAGCGGTTTCTTTTGCAGTAAGTCCTGGCACAAATGCTACGGCTACTCACCCTGGTGGAGATAAGATAGCTACATTTACAGTTTCAGGAACATTGACAATTTCATAATAAATGTTAAATTAAGTTTATAAAGACATATGAACTTAACTAATTACTACTGGTATTTTCAATCAGCAGTTCCTGCTAGAATTTGTGATGAGATTGTAAAATATGGAAAATCTATTTCAGATCAAATGGCGGTGACTGGTGGTTTTGGTGAAGGTAAAAAATTAAATAAAGAACAAATAAAAGATTTAAAAACAAAAAGAGATTCTAATATTGTTTGGATGAATGATCGTTGGATCTACAAAGAAATACAACCATATGTTAATCAAGCAAATCAAAGTGCTGGTTGGAATTTTCAATGGGATTATAGTGAGTCATGTCAATTTACAAAGTATGTTAAAGGACAGTATTATGATTGGCATTGTGATAGTTGGGATAGACCATATGTAAGACCAAACCCTCAAGATCCATCACATGGAAAAATAAGAAAGTTATCTGTTACAGTTACCTTATCTGATCCCAAAGATTATAAAGGTGGAGAGCTAGAATTTGATTTTAGAAATTTAGATCCTGATAAAAAACCTAATATATTAAAATGTAAAGAGATACTACCTAAAGGATCTTTGGTTGTGTTTCCATCTCACGTTTGGCATAGAGTTTGCCCAGTCAAGAAAGGACAAAGATATAGTTTAGTAATATGGAACTTAGGATGGCCATTCAAATAATAGACAATTTTTTAGAAAGAAATGATTTTATGTTTATTAAAAATGCTTTGATGGGGGATGAGATACCCTGGTTTTATAATGATTCTGTCTCTGACATAGGGGACAAACAATCCTACTTTACTCACAGATTCTATAATCAAGAAATGGGTCCAACGCCAGGATATCACGTTATTTCAAAATTAATTGAAAAACTTAAATGTAAAAAAATATTAAGAATTAAGGGTAATTTATATATGAAAACCGATAAATCTAAAAAACACGATTTTCACAAAGACATGGATATTAAACATAAAGGATGTTTATTTTATATTAATACCAATAATGGTTATAATTATTTTAATGGGGGAAAGAAAAAAGTAAGACCTAAAGAAAATAGGGTTGTTTTGTTTGACCCTAGTATTGATCATTGTAGTTCAACCTGCACAGACGAAAAAAGAAGAATAACAATAAATGTTAATTATCTGTAATGAGTAGATTATATCCATTAGATTCTTTTTATATTAAAACAAAATTTAAAAACCACAAAAAAATAAAAAAACAATTTTTAGATTTAATAGATCAAATGCCAAATATTAGATATGATACAATTAGCAAAAGCGATTACAATTCAAATACTCCTAAAACATATGAAAAATTTTTCTATTATTATTTTGAAGAAGTATTGAATGAAATAGGTAGGGCTGTAAAATCAAAAGATGTTGAAATAACCAGTCTATGGTTTCAACAATATTACAAAAAAGACAACCATCAGTGGCATACACACCCTCGTGTAAATTATTCAAACGTGTATTACCTAGAACTGCCAGAATCCGAGGAGCAAACACAATTTTTTAATTTATTGACTAAAAAACCTTATTCGAATATAAATATCAAAGAAGGAGATATTATAACTTTTAATGCGGCTATGCCACATAGATCAAAAATTCTTTTATCTGATAAAAGAAAAACAGTTGTAGTGTTTAATTCAAACTATAAAGGTATAAATATATGAACAAAGATAAAAATTTTCCGAAACAATTATACATGGAGGAGTTTTTTAAATGTCCGATTTGGTTTGTTGATGAACCAAAATTTGTAAAAAGTTTAAACAAAGCATCGGAAAAATATATTAAAGCAGCTAAAAAAAATTTAAAACCCGGTATTGATAAACGTAATAAAGAATTTGGTGACAAAGGAGATATGGGTCAAGTATTTCATTCTACAAGTTTAATTGGTGATCCTAACTTTAAACAACTTCAAGACTATGTTGGAGCTACCTCACATAATTTATTACAAGAGATGGGTTTTGATATGTCTGGTTTTCAAGTCTTCACTACAGAATTATGGGTACAAGAATTTGCTAAAAATGGTGGAGGACATCACACACTACACACGCATTGGAATGGTCACATGTCTGGTTTTTATTTTTTAAAAGCAAGTGAAAAAACATCTATGCCTTTATTTGAAGATCCAAGACCTGGTAATCTTATGAATCTTTTACCAGAAAAAGATAAATCAAAAGTAACTCACGCATCATCACAAATCAGTTACAAAGCGAAACCTGGCAGAATGATATTTTTTCCATCATACCTACCTCATCAATACATCGTAGATATGGGCTATGAACCGTTTAGGTTTATACACTGGAACTGTCAAGCAATAACAAAAGGAGTATTAAATGTCGTTTAAGAAAAATAAATACATGGTGTTAAAAAATGCAATAAGCACAGAACTAGCAGACTTTGTTTATAGTTATTTTAAAAACAAAAGAAATGTTGCAAGAGTTTTATTTGACACAAAATATATATCTCCTTTTACTGAATATTGGGGTGTGTGGAATGATCAACAAGTGCCAAATACTTATTCTCATTACGGAGACATGGCAATGGAAACTTTGTTAGAAAAAGTAAAACCAGTCATGGAAAAACACACTGGTCTTAAATTAAGTCCTACATATTCCTATGCAAGAATATATAAAAAAGGTGATATATTAACTAGGCATAAAGATAGATACTCTTGTGAGATATCTACTACTTTAAATCTAGGTGGTGATGATTGGCCAATTTATTTAGATCCGACAGGTAAAAAAGGACAAGCTGGTGTTAAAGTAAGTCTTAAACCAGGGGATATGTTAATATATTCTGGTTGTGATTTAGAACATTGGCGTGAAGAATTTAATGGTAAAGATTGTGGACAAGTATTTTTACACTACAACAAAGCTAATTCAAAAGCTGCTAAAGAAAATTATTTAGACAAACGAGCTGTATTAGGTTTACCTGCATGGTTTAAAGGCCTCACATTGACAAAAAATAAAAATTAGTCTATATTATAAGCTTGTAGGGGGAGACACCACCACAATCCTCTCCCCTTACTTTACCGTTTGAAATCCCAACAAATCTGATATAACCTATCAAAAATAGGTTTTTATATATGCTACAGAAACTAGGCTTTTTACCCGGATTCAATAAACAAGTTACAGCTACAGGAGCTGAATCTCAATGGACTGACGGACAAAATGTGCGTTTTAGGTATGGTACTCCTGAAAAAATAGGTGGCTGGAATCAATTAGGTGAGTCTAAACTTACTGGTGTGGCTAGAAAATTACATCATTTTGTTAATTCAGCATCTACTAAATTTGCTGCCATAGGCACAAATAGAATATTATATGCATATTCTGGAGGTGTGTTTTATGACATACACCCTTTGGTTAATCCATCAGGCACAGCTATTACAAATTGTTTTACCACTACTAATAACTCACAGACTGTTACTATAACATTTTCTGGTTCAACCACTTTTCAAGCAGGGGATATCATATTATTTGGTGATGCTTCCACGTTTTCATCTATAACTAATTCTAATTTTACAGCTGCAGATTTTGCTGATAAAAAATTTATGGTGACTAGTGTGCCTAATAGTACAACTGTTACCATAACAATGCCTAGTGTTGAAACAGGAAGTGGTGCAACTTTATCAGGGGGCATAACTTTCTTTCAATATTATCATGTGGGACCAGCTGAACAGCTAGGAGCTTTTGGTTGGGGTATATCATTGTGGGGTGGAACAGTTTTAGGAGCAGCTACAACTACTTTAGATGGGGCCATCACTGGTACCAGCGGTGGTAATAATAGTTCAGCAACAGAAATAACGTTAGCTAGTGTTACAGGTTTTCCTACAACTGGTACAAACTTTGTTCAAATAGGCACTGAAGAAATATCTTATACTGGTATTACTGGAACTAAACTAACAGGTATTGGAAGAGGAGCAAGAGGGACTACGGCTACCACACATTCTAATGGAGCAACAGTAACAAATACATCTCAGTTTACAGGATGGGGATCGCCTGCAGCCAACACCGACAAAGTTACAGATCCTGGTTTATGGTCTTTGGACAACATAGGAGCTAAACTTATTGCATTGATTGTAGGAGGTTCTGCTTTTGAATGGGATGGTGATGCAGCTAATGCCACATCTACAAGAGCAACTCTCATAGCAGGAGCACCAACAGCATCTAGAGATATGTTAGTTTCTACTACAGATAGACACTTAATATTTTTTGGCACTGAAAAAACTATTGGAGATACCACGACTCAAGATGATATGTTTATTAGATTTTCATCTCAAGAAAATATAAACGACTATACACCAACAGCAATCAATACCGCTGGCACACAAAGACTGGCCGACGGATCACGGATCATTGGAGCAGTTGTTGGTAGAGATGC